CGGCAAGCCATTGGATAGCTTCGTTTGTATCGGATGCCAATTCGAAAGTAAAACCGCAGTCGGGGGTAGGGGTGCGGTCAGCGATTATTTCGCGAGTGTATAAAGGCATATAAATATTTTTTGCATTTTCATATCTTCTAATTACAATATCCTTTATTATTGAACCATAATTATAATAAGTTTCATTGACATCACCACTAACCAAATTGTATTTCATTGTTTTTGTTGAATTATTTTTTAACTGTTCTGAAACTATATTTAAATTATTATTATTTATAACATATCCTGTTAATTTACTTTTTATGAAATCATTATAGTATTGAGGATTATTTTCATATTTATATACTGCGTCTTTTGGTAAATCATGGTAATTAGTCCAATTATCAATTGACACAGATCCAGAGGCTCTAAGTTTAATTTTTGTTGCGCCTATAGTTATATGTAAATTTATCCACACTACAACTACTTTACCTTGTAAATCAGTAAATGAATAATTTTGCGAAGCAATAGAGTATTCAGTCGAGTTCAATTTATCAAGTTCTTCTGATATTCTTTCAATGTTATTTAAATCATCTCTTACATCTTGAGTTATTGGTAAAGTAATATTTGCACCTTTTGTAGTTTTTAATATATTACCTTGTAGTTTTTCTATTCTTGTTTCTGGTGAAAAAAAAGGGGTTTCAAAATAATAATTTTCCAATGCTCGATGGAATTTTATTCCCTCATCGCTTCCTAAAATGATTGTATCTTTATTGGGATTATCAGAATCCACCGTCCCGAAAATTGTTATATATTCTCTCTTTTCTGTTAAGAATATTTTATATGTTGCAAAATTATAATCTTCATCAGCTTTTTTTATAGCGCTGAAAAATAATCTTTGCTGTTTATTTCTTGTTGACGCAAAAACCAATCTACCATTAAAGAAACAAACCGCCGATGGGTAATGATCTTCTTTAGCAAGCCAACCACCGCTATATATCTCATCATCATTTTTGTATGAATACACATCCGTATCGGTTATTCTTTCTCCCGCTTCAACAGATACGTCAAATTTTATTTTTAACTGCTGTATTGATATAGTGTTATTTATGAAAGTTATTTCTATTGGCGATCGATTCTCATGAACCAGAACCATAGTATCAAAGTTCTGTGCATACTGGACATCTTTTATTTCATTAAAAGATTCATATAATTTTAATCCGGCGACATCCGCCGAAACATCTAAAAGAGGTTGCTCCTTCTCTAACTTAAATACTTTTATATCTCCCGGTGTAAGATAAAGCAGATAACTGTAATGTCTGTTGATAATAAAAGGAATAAACCTTCCATCGCCCTGCTCAAGCGGCAGCACCCTTTCAAATCCGCCTCTCCGTTTAAGACCGCCAGTGGGAATAACGTCAAAGTTCTCGAGTCTTGAAACGCCGCTGTAGTATTGGGGAATATCGGTTCTACCGAATAGATTTTTTGAAAGTTCTCCCGCGGAGAAATTAGTAATTAGCACAAACACACTCCATATTTAAAAGACCCTCCCTGCGGTATAATTGAATAACCACAAACAACCAAACCCAAGGAGGGTAAAATTATGAATAAGCAGCCAAACTGCCCTTATTGCAAATCTGAAAAATTTGCGATTGTCACTCACACTTTCGGCATCGTCAAAAATGATAAGAAAGAAGATTGTTACCTAGAAACCGAATTGCTATGTTGTGACGAATGCAAGGCTGTCATCTGCCAATATGACAAAAGCCTGAACAACCGGAAGGTTATTTAGGCTCCTCGACTACCGAATATGTTTTCAACAGCATTTCGTTAATAGATAACGACATCTGAAAATAAGCACTCTCTGATTTATCATTATGTTCTACATGATGGAGTTTTTTATGCGTATACGCAGTTACACCTATGTTCTTGAGGTCTTCTTTAACCTGTTCAATAATATAAATAGCCTTTTCAATATTAGACTTATTGTAATTTAACGGTATTCTCATACTCTCTCCTTAATTTAACCCCAGCTCATCACCCCAGAAGGGATCCCCTTTGTGCTTCGCAGCCCTCGACGCCCTGCTGGCGTCAACGGCTTCCTGCTTAACAAGCAGCGCCTCCTGCAGGAGCTGCATATGGAGTTTCGGCTGGTCCGACAATTTCATCGCGAACTTCGCCGCGAGTTTCTTTTCAATGTACTCAAAAAACTTGGGCTCGTAATTGAGCTCCGCATAGTCAGGATAATCCGTGGCCGGCTCCGGATCTTTTGGCAGCGCTTCCCGGATATCATCTATCTTTCCCGGATAAAGCGTATAATCCGGCATGGTACCCGGCGGGCCTGCGGACAAATATTCATTCTCCGGACGCTCTCCGGGTATCATCACAGCAGCCGCGATGGGACGCAGGATCCTGCCGTTAGAAACATACAGCAGCTCCGCGGAAAGCGCGTCGGTCATAATAAGCCTGTCCTCAACGATGAAAAACTCGTTGTCCTGAAGCTCAATAGCCCTGGCGCAGTCGTACGGCATATCGTATGTAAACTTATATTTTTGATTTGTAAGAACGGGCCTGCCGGTACGGACCAGCTTACCGCGCTTTCTCCCTCCGACCCATTCAACTTCCGATAACGCCTCAAGGAAAGCAGCGATATAAAACGCCTTGCAGAGTTTATAAACAGAACTATCTTTGACAGCTTCGGAGGTTTCATCAAGCATTTCCTGCCCGGTAGAATATAAAGCGCGGTTAACGATATCAAGGTTCATGTTCATGAGTTTTTTTTCCTTACCCTCCTAAAATAAAATGAACGGCCGCCGAAGGGCTTTCAACCTATATGAGCGTGCAGCACGGCACGCATACTTATTTCCGGCCGACCGTCATATCAAGCGGCTATCCGCCGCCGGATATTATTTCTTTTCTTCCACCGACTCGAAGTGCGGAACTTCCAGTTTTTTTTCAGAGACAATAATATCTCCTTCCCTGCGGTATACGCTGCCTACAACGCAGTTGCATTTAGCGCGATATCGGTAGACTTTTTTGTCTTCCGGCTGCTGCTGGTTCTGCTGTTCCTGCGGCTTCTGCTGTTCCTGCGGCTTCTGCTGCTGCTCTTCCGGCTTCTGCTGTGCCTGCTGCTGCTGGTTTTGCTGTGCTTGTGGCTGCTGGTTCTGCTCTTCCGGCGGCTTCTGCTGTGCCTGCTGCTGCTGGTTGTTTTTAAAGCTTGTAATATTCATTCATATCCCCCTTATATACCCAGGTAAGAATTGATAACCGCCTGTACCTTCCCTGCGAAATTCCCCGCGATACCGACCTTCAGGAATTTGTATCTGGTTCTCGGAATAGGCAGAGCGTAACCCTCATTGATCATGTCAGCCGTAACGGTACCGCTTTCCACGATCTTTGTGTAATTTCCGCCTTCGGCATCTGATCCTTTAAGCGTGAAGGTTACCCCTGCGGCGCTCGCGATCGCGCCTTCCGGCAGCTTAATATCAACCGTCATGCGCTCGGCTGTTGCCTCGCCCATGTTCAAAGTGTTCGGAAAATCCCCCGCTGCGGAGAGAGCGCCGAAACTGTTAAACGCGTCATAATGAAACGCAGTATTTCCCATAATTACGCCCCCCCTTACGCTACTACGCCTTCGGCGTTTGTGATGACATCCATCTGCCTGCAGCGGATGCTGCGGATATGGGTGATCGGCTTACCCCAGGGATCGGCCTGCGTGTGCACCACATTGCCCTTATCCCTTGCGGATTTGTCGAGTTTGATTAAGATGCTGTCGTTTGAGTACATCGCGTATGTGGAAGCGCCCTTGGGCATCTTGTAACTGGCTTCGATGATGCAGTCAATCAGATCATCGCCTTTCATATCCTTCGCGATATTGCAGACGCGGATTACAGCTTCCGGCACGATTACGGATATGCCGTATTCAGCCCTGAACTTGTCCTGATAGACGTCATACTTCTTTGTTCCGTCTTCAGGATCCGCTACAGTTACAAGTCCCTTGTCGATGCGTTCTACGCCGCAGCTCTTTGATCCTTTCGGATAAAGCAGGTGGAAAAATTCCCTGCCGAGCGAGCAGAGATAAAGGCTTGTCAGATCACTGCCTTTGCCTCCGGCGTCGATAACCAGCTTACCGTCGATTTTATTGCGCCGGTTCATAAGCCCGTCGAATTCATCGTCCCTGCTTCCGTCGCCGAAGATCAGGGTTTCAGCCTGGGTTAATCCCATGCCTTTGACAATCGCGATATATTCGGTTCTGCGGGCCTGTTCGATGTTGCCGGTATGTCTTACCATATCCTCGTCAACTTCCGCATAGGCCGCCATTATCGCGATGCGGTCTTCGATCTTTTTGGTTTGAGTGGCGGCTTTCCCGACACCTCTGTTATAGATGCGGTGTTCGCCAAACTTCGTGATGCTGCGCTGGATTGAAATGTTTTTGGTCCCGTTATTGCACTCAAACGCAGGAACGTCAACTAACATCTCATTTGTTTCGCGCATCAATTCGATGATGTAAAACGGATCAGGCGCGTTCTGTCTTCTTACAAGCTCGAGAGCCGTCATCTGATCGTTCATGTTTAATGTAGCCATTTTAAAACTCCTTATGTTTTAAACTCAGGAGATCCTCCGTCCATGATAGATTTTAAGGAAGATCCCGCTCCATCACCCCGGGCAAAACCGCTTTCCGCGGTCATCCTGCCGAAACTGATGAAGGCTTTGATTATTTCCGGCTCCCCTGCAAGCCCTGCGCCCGCAAGAATTTTCGCGACGTTCGGGCCTGCGGCGGCAAGCCCGCGTGTTAACAGTTCCATGTTTTCCGCGTATTTCGAGCCGTACTCTTTTGAGAGCGCGGCCGCAGTCTCGGCGTTCCGCTGTCTCATACCTTCCTGATACGCTTTCTGCTTCGCTTCCCCGATGCCGTGAAGGTTCTTCAGCATCGCGGCGGCCTGCGCTTCGGTCAGGTTCGCGGCAAACGCGGCTTGACAGAAGCCTCCGCTGTCCGCATCCTTCGCGAAACTGTAACCGTCCGCGGTTTTAGGCCTGCCCGCTTTTTCCCAGAATTCCGCAACCGCCTGCGCGGAAGCGTCTTTACCCGGAATAGCAACGCCTTGAGGTTTCCCCTCAAGTTCAAGCCATGCCTTCGCCATGTCTCCGACCTTCGCGAACTTTGCGAACTTAGAGGCCGTCTCAGGATTGTTTCTGTATTCCGCGGGCAGCTGTTCCGCCCAGGGAGCCAGTTTGTTTTCACCGCTTCCTGAATCCGTTCCCCCCGCGTTCTTATCCCCTTCTTTAGGTTTGTCCGCAGGCTTTTGATCGTCAGCGCCGGCACTGCTTTCATCGGCATTACCGCCGAAAGCGTTTGTGAGTAAATCAGCGTTAGCGGCTGCCGGTGTTCCGCCCTCCGTCGATCCGTTTCCGGCGCCGTCCGGCGCCAGCATTACCTGCATTCCCCCTATAAGGTTCCGCATTATTTACCTCCTGCGGCAGCGGCGGTCTCTGCGATGTAATCAGTCAATGATTTTGTATCGCGTACTCCCAGCCGCTCCCGAACAAAAAATTTTGCATAGTCATTTAATATTTTTTCTCTCTTCGTATGAGAGTCCATGAATAAACGTAAATCAGTTAAAAGCATATTCAGCACAATCTTTCCGTCATCGGTGCTGAAAACCTTCCGGCATGTTTCAACCAGCAATTCTTCTTTTTCTTTGCCAGACAGCTTTTTGTTATTCCACCAGTTTTCTTTCACTGCAATCCTCCCGCCATTTGTTTCTGAATCTCTGCCAAAGCAGAACCCGGCTGTACGGGCTCATTCAGTTTGTTCATATTGCCCATGATCTGTTTCTGCTGTTCCATCGCTATTGCCTGTTCCTGAGCCGCCTGCTGCGCTTCTGCCCGCTGTTTCCGCAGCTCCTCAATATCTCTGTCTTCCCTGATCGCTTCCTGCGGAAAGCCGACGCCTTCAAGACCGCGTTTAAGCGTCGCGTCAAAGTCCACAACGTCAAGCGCCGCAGGTCCTGCGACCTGCGCGACGGCTCCGATAATACTCAGGCTCTGCTGGATTCCTCCCGCTTCATGGTATTTCTTCTGCGCCTGCGCCAGCGGACCCATAAACTCAACCTTCATGCTCGCTCCGCTGCCAGCTAATTCCGCGGGCGGCTGCGGTATCTTTCTCTGCCGGCAGAGAATATTGAAACTGCGCTGTATAATCTTTGTCAGCGCAGCGTTTAAATTAACAACCAGATCGGACAGTACCGCGGCTTTTTCTCCCTGCAGCTCGTTTACATAAGTAGCAGTCATATTCGCAGGCCTCTGCTGCTGTAACGCAAGGAAAAAATCAACGTGAAACCAGTCCTTTACCCGGTCTTCGATGTCTTTGTATATCTCAATAGTGATAGGAAAGTTCATGCCGGAGTTTACCGGCATTATTATTTCATTCGGTGTTTGGTAGTAGTTGTACGCGCTCGGTACCACATTCGCTTCCCCGCGCATGGAGTCCGGCACATTGTAGGCAGGGGATCCTGCCATCTGCGCTATTTTGAGTTTTTGTTCGTCCAATTTGTTGAGGATTCGTATATCGTCAATCGCGTGTATTGCAGGCGACTCTCCGTAAGGAGTCCCTGTTACAGGCTCCCAGATAAAAACAGCATACGGAAATTCTTTATATCCCGATTCCATGAGAATTCTGTCTTCGCTTTCATCAATGTAAATGGAAGCGTAGGGCATATTCTTCGCTTCCCGCGAATTGATATCGTATTCATCGCGCTTGAAAACCGCGTGGATTATCGTTATCTCTTTTTCAATGCTGTCGTTACGTTTAAGATCGGCCTTTTGATTATCGCTTAAATTATCTTCGCCGAAGTAAGACGCGGCGTTCCTGAGCGTCATGCTGTATCTGCGGAAAATTGTATCAGGCTGATCATACCCGTCAATATCTATAAAGACTTCCTGTATCTTCAATGTCGAAAAACGCAGCTTGCTTGCTTCCAGCACTTCATCAATAAGCATTACGCCGTGGCCGTACTGCACCGCGCTGTCAATCATCAGGCCCGCCTGCTGGTAAAGATTGGACCTTGCAAACTCAGCGTAGAGCTTACGTTCCACTTCCTCAAGCCAGTCCTTTGCTCCATAAACTTTATCTACATGATGCTGGTTTTCGAATGTAAGTTTCTGCCACACGATATTAGGGGAGATAGAATAACCGACAAGGCCGGAGCGCAGAGTCCGCGCATAATGAGTCGGGCGGGTAGTGTAGCGTTTTGAGCGTTTGGGAACTTTGTCCTGCGGATTATCCCAGTTAAGGACGGAAGGAGCAACGTACTTTTGAACGTCTTTCCAGTCAGGCAGGCGCTTAGCCCGCTCTTCCTTCAGATGTTCAAACCGTCTTTTGAGATCGGATACTCTTTCTTTCTCGCTTGTTCCCAGGCGCATATAGACACTCCAGTCTCAATACAAACAACACAACGTGTCGTGTACCGAGGAATTAGGTTAGTATCTATCCGCACCCGGTTTTCCGGCAGCAAATATTTTATACTTAAATTATTTATACCGCATTAATATAAAACCGTCAAGGGTGTTATTTAGTTTTTTCTTCTCTCACTATTTCCAATGCTTCCTGACAAAGCTTTTCAATATGATCAGGACAATCATCGCAGGTCATTTGATATCTGTTTAAACCTTCCTGAAAAATAGGAGGGCATCTGAATTTGCCTTCATTTCGTAAAATATCTTCAACTTGTTTATCATACAATGTTTTCATTTCTTCTCTCCCTTTAACACTAATCCGCCAGCGGATCATAACCCGCGTTTCTCTTCGCTCCGAAGTTCCAGTTCCCGTTCTGTTTCCGCAGCGCCCTTCCCGGAAACTTCGCGAAGTCGCTCATGATTGCATATCGGCTTTCATCATAAATATGATCTTCCAGCTTCGTGTTGATATCCTCAGGATTATTCGGATCCGGCGTCAACGCCGGAATGGTCCGTATAAAATCAACGCAGTGATCGAATATAAGCAGCATCGGCCTGCCGTCTTCGCCTGTTGTTATCATCTGCTGATGGAACTGCATCAATCCGTTTACCCTTTCTTTCTGCGCCCTTATCATTTTAAACCCCGCGGCTTCCCATTTCTCCGCGGTGCTGGGGCCGTCATCGTCTTTATTCCACATCGCGCCGTCTGCCACGCACTCAGTCACGCCTTCGGCAACCGCGTCTCCCCATGCCTTCGCCGCTGCTTCCTCAGCCCCCATCCTGATGCCCGTATCCGCTTCATGCTTCGCGCAGCCGTACCATTCTCCGTAACGGACCATGCGTCCCTCGCTGTTCACCGCCCACTTACCCAAACTGAACGGCTTAGCAAAACCCCAATCAAGAGAATAAAAGCGTTTCCATTCTCCTGGTTTTAATGCAAACGGCTTGACTATGTGTTTTTCTCTGCGGAACTCATCAAACACCTGTCCGGCAAATACGTCCCAGTCGCCTTCCAGCAGCGCCCGGCGCAGATGAGCAGGAAGCATCTCAAGCCGTTTCAAATATTCAGGATCGTTGTCCATTAGTTTTTTATTGTCCTGAATAAGCGCTTTAATAAAACACCGGGTTAAACCTTCTTTTGTTTTGTATATTTTCCCCGGTTCCTTGCCGTCGATAAATCTCGTTTTTACCCATGAATGCCCGGGCCCGCCTGGGTTTGCCGTTCCGCGGATATAACAAGCCGCGCCTGCCGCGCTGCGGGCGCGGCTCATCATGTAACGCCAGCAGTAATCCGTCGGATAATTTCCCAGCTCGTCAAATCCTATCCACGTATATTCCTGTCCCTGATAGCGCGTTACGTCATCATCTCTCTCAAGAAAACGGAATTGCAGCTTAGATCCTGTCGGAAAGTAAAATGTTCGTTCCGCTTTATTCCATCTGGCGCCCAGCGGTACATACAACTGTTTCGCGCGGTCTATAATGCTTTCGAGCTCAGGATACGTCCGCCTGAACAGAATCCCTTTCCATCCCTGCCGGTATTCGTTACATCCCGCGAGAAAATCAATTAAGAGAAAATCGCTTTTTCCGCCGCCCGCCGCTCCGCCGTAAAGCAGTTCAAACGCGTTATTCGCCAGCGCCTGCGCTTGTCTTTTCTGGGGGCTCCAAAGTTCCCTCATCCTGTTCTCCTTCTAACTCGTCCATGTCAAATAATTCTTTTTGCGCGGCCTTCACAAAAGATATGCTTCCAATGTCATTCCCTGTAACGATTGTATTGATAGGCTTACCGTCTATTCTGTCAAATATATATTTAATCGCGGGTATCTCTTTTTCGTAAATAGCCAGCTGCCATAATTTTTTCGCGAGCGCGTCTTTACATTTCATTCCGTCCAGTTCTTTTAACTCGTTATCATCTTTCAAATGTTCTGGAAGTTTTACTTTTTTATTTCCGTATTTGGCTAACACTTCCGTAAGGCTAGTATCCTTCCGCGGACGTCCTTTGGGATTGTTTGTTTGTCCTTTTCTTAACGGCATTGTTTCGCTCTCCTTGCAATTATCTCTCTGCAGGAAAGCTCTTTTAGGCAGGTTAAGATTTCAGGTTAAGATTTCATCTTTTTGTTTTCTTTTGTTAATCAAAAATTTGTCCGAACCGTACACCTTTAAAGAGTTTTCCTTACTGTATACGGACTTCGGTTTTCCGATCATCCTTACTTTATTTTTATCGTATTTGTTTTATTTTGTCAACTTTTATACATGTTTTTATCACTTTTTTAAAAAAGTGATATACTTTGTGTATTAATAGTTTATATATATATGCTTTATTTTTTTTATAAAAAAACATTAATACCACAAAGTATGTCACTATGTCACTTTTTAATATAAATCTATATGTAATATAGATTTAACGGGTGATAACAAAAGTGATGTAGTGATATACCGTTGTCACTTTTCTTCTTTAATGTGTAGAATAAAATACAGTTTTACGAATAATAGGCTGATTTGTACTGCCTTGTGCGGATAATTTTTCATTATTTTTAACAAAGTGACGGACTGTGAACAGTCCTATCCCCAAAGTGATATACTGAGTTGTCACTATTTAAAATCTTTTTTTTAGATTTATTTAAAGGTTATCCGCCGCCCTTGTCGGGAAGCGGCGGCGTTGAGCCCGTCAGTCTGATGTTAAGATATA